TATTAAAAAGGAGTAACTAATGTTACTCTTTTTTTTTATTTACCAAATAAATTTATACTTTTTCTATTATATAATATGATACAAGCTACAACGGAGTCAGACTTTATATTTTATATACAAACGGAAGACAATCGTATAGACACTTCAGCGGCTACAAGTAAAATTAGACACTTGCTAAAATTTACAAATGAAATGGATAAATCTATACATTATGTATACGCAACCGCTCAAGAGATATACGAAAGGTATACTAAATTTGAAGTAGACTACGATAGTACGCCTAGCGTATATACTTCAGTTAATTTAAAACCAGCTGGATATTATCAGTTTGAAATATACGAAGTGGTTTGGTCTGGTACAGTTACAATTTCATCTGGTAACGCTCCAGTTAATGAAAACGACGTATTAACACCAGCTGCAAGTACAAAAGGCGTTGTTAAAGGGCTTGTAACAAAAGGAAAAATGTATGTCGCAGATAAAAGCGGTACTGAGCAAGTTAAATACACTCAACACCCAGAACCTAGCGGCTCTAATTATATATATTACGGACAATAAAAAAATAAAAAATGGCGATCGAAAACGTACAACAACTATTAACAGAACAATTAGGTAAAAATGCTGGAACTGAAATATTTACAACGGCAAATCAAACGGGTAAAGATTTTTACTGCGTTTATTTTCCAGTAAATAGCGTTATATCTAGTATTACAGTAGCAGACGCTACGGGAGAATCTGCTTTACATACTACAATACCAGCGGGTACAACTTTATTTATGAATGTAACTCAAATACAGTTGACAAGTGGAGTTGGTATTGGTTATAAAGAGTAATTATGTTAGCACTAAAATTAGGAAAAAGTATCGGCGGAATTGCTAACAGAAATACTTTTAGCAATATTTATTCTTTAAAGTTTGCTGGAGTAGACGATTACGTTAATTTGAATAGCGCTGCTAGTACTGTCGACGTAAGTAGAGGTACAATTTCTGCGTGGGCTAAATTGGACTCTGTAAGCGATAATACTCCAATATTTAAATTTTATACAAATTCTAATAATCAAGCTACTATAATTTATTTACATTCTACAAATCAGTTTAAGTTTATGTATAAAGCAGCTGGAACTAATACGCAAGTTATTGAGTCGGCTGGTAGTATTGAAGGAGATGGTAATTTTCATCACTTTGCTATGACTTGGAACGTAGGCGGAAATGAGTTAAAAGCTTATGTAGATGGCGTACAGTTTGGTTCAACTCAAACTACATTTGGAACTTGGTCTGGAACTCCTAGTGTTTTTGAGTTAGGTCGTAACGGACTTAGCGGTACTGGATATTGGATAGGCAATATTGACGAGTTTAGCTTATTTAATGTAGCTAAAACTGGTACTGAAATAGAGGCAATATATAATTCAGGAATACCAAATAATTTAGTTGGAGAAAGTAATTTATCTGGTTATTGGAGAAACGAAGAAGGTAGCGGTACAACTATTGCGGACGGTTCTACAAACTCAAACTCTGGTACTTTAGTAAACGGTACGGCTTTTAGTACTGACGTACCATAAAAAAATTAATATGAAATACGTTATATTTGACATAGAAAACATAGATTTAATAGACTTTACAAAAGTTAAAGAAACTAGCAGAGATACATTAAGACTTTCTTTAGATGGTACAAAATGCGTTTTAAAATTTGAAGGCGAAACGCCAGAATTTTTAGTAGGTTTGCAACAATACAACTATGAAGAAATATTAACAATTATGTATTCTCCAGAATGGACTAACAACGAATAATATGAACGATAAAATTTTAAGCATAAATTTAGAAACTCAAACTGCGCCTATAATACAAGAGGTTAGAGGTAAAGATTATATAGAATACGGTACTGAAGACTGGAAAAACCTTTACCCGCAGTTTTTAATTGATCTTTACTACAACTCGAGTACTCACGCTGCTATTGTTAATGCTACTGCGGATATGATAGCTGGAGAGGATATAGTCATAGAAGCTGACGAAGACGAAAATTTAGATATGTATGTTAAGCTAAAAAAGTTTTTTAGACACGCTAACGGTAAAGAGACATTACATCAAGTAATAAAAAAAATAGCTTTTGATTTTAAACTACAAGGAGCGTACGCTTTACATATTATTTGGAATCAAGAAAAAACAGAAATAGCAGAAATTTATCACGTTCCAGTCGAAAGAGTTAGAGCTGGTCGACCAAACGAAATGGGCAAAATAGATACTTATTATATTAGCGCTGACTGGTCTAATTTAAGAACTCATAAACCGTACCCTATTGCAGCGTTTAATGTTAACGATAGAACCTCTGCTAGTCAATTATTATATACTGGATCATATAGTCCTAATATGGACTGTTACCATACGCCAGACTATATAGCTGGTTGTAACTGGGCTTTAATAGACCAAAGAGTAGCTGAGTTTCATTTAAACAATATAGAAAACGGTTTTAGTGGATCGTATTTTATTAGCTTTGCAAACGGTATTCCAACGGCTGAAGAACGGTATCAAATAGAAAAAAGTCTTATAGATAAATTTACTGGCGCTAAAAACTCTGGAAAATTTGTTTTAACATTTTCTGACGATAAAACTCGTACACCAGAAATAACTCCTATAAGTGTAAGCGACGCTGACAAGCAGTATTTAGCTTTACAAGAACTGCTTGTACAAAACATTCTCACGGCTCACAGGGTAACTTCTAAAACACTTATGGGTATTGACAGTACTAATGGGTTCAGTTCTAATACAGACGAGCTTATAAACGCTGCAAACTTCTATGTACAAACAGTTGTAAGAAGTTTCCAATTAAACATATTAGACACTTTACAGACTATATTTTCTGTAAACAATATGGATCTAAAAGTCGGGTTTGTACAATTAAAACCTATTACAGTACAATTTGACTCTAAAACTGTTCGTGAGGTTATGACCCAGAATGAGATTAGGGAGGACTTGGGTTTACCAGCCTTAGACGAAGAAGAAACAGTAGAAGAAAAATCTACATTTAGTAAAGTAGGATCTATGGTAACGGACGGAGTAGAGCTACCTTTATTTGATACAATAGAAGAAGCTGAAGCTGAAGCTGAAAGGTTAGGTTGTAGCGGTTATCACGAACACACTCAAGACGGCAATACTTACTATATGCCGTGCGAAGACCACGATCAAATAATGGATCTTAGTAAATGTAATTGTAAAGAAGAATTTATAAGTCCTAACCCTTGTACTGAAGGTTACGAGCCTTACGGACATAAAATAAAAGACGGTAAAAAAGTACCTAATTGCGTACCTATTAAAGCGTATAAACAAAACTTGTCTAATTTTATACAAGAATTTGGCGAAGACATAAACGAAGACTGGGAACTTGTAGACGAAGAAGTAGTACACGGAGAACACCAAGATTTTAATTTTGAAGAAGAACTTAATATTTTAGTAAACGACCGTACGGACTTAGCTTCTACTGGTACGGCTAGACCTAACTCTAGAAGTGAACAAGACGGAGTAAATGAGTCTTATAATAATTATTACAAAGTAAGATACGAATACAAAAAAGCGTCTGGTACTGGTAGTAGTAGCGACAGTAGAGCGTTTTGTAGAGGTATGATGTCTGCAAATAAAGTATATCGTAAAGAAGACTTGTTAAGGTTAACAGATATACAAGTAAACGATTCTTACTACTCTAAAAGACAAGGACGTGAAATAGGCTTTGGGGCTAATGGAGATTTGACATACTCAATTTGGCTTTATAAAGGCGGCGCAAGATGTAAGCACTACTGGAATCGTTTAATTTTTAAAACTTCTTTAAGAGGTGCTAAATCTCCTATAAACGATAGTCAACTAATTAGCGAAGCAAAAGCAAGGTCAGAAGGTTTTACTATTGATATGAACGACGATTTAGTAGCTACTGCGCCTATAAATATGATTAATGAAGGATTTTTAACACCAAGATAATATGAGTTACGTTTTATTTATATCAGAACAAAAATTAAAAGACAGTACGGCTATTAACCTTAATGTCGACACCAATTTAATATTGCCTTATATACGTCAAAGTCAAAAATTGTATGTAGAACCAAAACTTGGTTCACGGCTATTTGAAAAATTAAAAAGCCTTATAACGGCTGGTACTATTGGTAACGTAGGTAACGAAGCGTACAAAACCTTATTAGACGAGTATATTGGAGATATGCTACCTAACTGGGCTTTTTATCACGCTATACCATTTTTAAGGTTTAAAATAGAAAACGGTAACATATTTTCTAAAACATCTGAGACTGGTACGGCTT